AGGTAGGACAAAATCCGAATTCCATATTCCGGGCCAGTCTATACTTGGTAACGATGAGAAGACGCCTCCAGTAGCAGAGAAGACCATCACAGTTGATGATCTATTAATCTCATCCGCATTCGTATATGAATTAGATGAGACACTTGCACACTACGATTTACGTGGTGAAATCTCTCGTAAGATCGGTTATGCTCTCGCTGAGAACTATGACCGTAGAATCTTTAGAGCTATAACAAAAGCTGCAAGAGCAGCTAGCCCAGTATCCATGACTAACTTTGTGGAGCCGGGTGGAAGTATGCTTAAGGTTGGTTCAGATACAAGTACAGACAAGAAAGATGCTTATGATTCTGGTAAGCTGGTAAATGCATTCTATGATGCAGCAGCAATTCTAGATGAGAAGGGAGTTTCTGGTGATGGACGTGTAGCTGTTCTTAACCCAAGACAGTATTACTCACTAATACAGAACGTATCCTCTAACGGTCTCATTAACCGTGATGTACAAGGTACAGCCTTACAGGGTGGTAATGGAATCATTGAAATTGCAGGCATCAAGATCTACAAGTCAATGAACATCCCATTCTTTGGTAAGTATGGTACATCTTCTGATCCTAATAGGGCTGGTTATGACTCTGATGACAACTTCGGTTCATTTGTTGGTGCTACCATGGAAGACATGGATCAAGCTGCTAACTCTGGAACTCCAGCAGGTGGTCAGAAGACAACTAACAACTATGGTGTAGCTGCTAAGTTTGCTAACTCCTGTGGATTAATATTCCAGAAGGAAGCTTGCGGAGTAGTCGAAGCCATTGGACCTCAAGTCCAAACAACTTCTGGGGACATATCAGTTGTCTACCAAGGAGATGTAATTTTAGGACGCCTTGCAATGGGAGCAGATTCACTGAATCCTGCTTGCGCTGTTGAACTTATCGCTGGTATCAATACAGCTTCCTCTGCCGCTACTGGTTGGGATGGCTCTGGTACTGAAAGCACATCTATCTCTGATGCTGGTTTCACAGCTTCTAACCTCGCTTCAGCAGGTTAATAAATTTATTTTAACTAATATATACAGGGGGGCTTCGGCCCTCCTCTTTTTTTTTTATGGCTACCTCGACAATAGACACCGATACCGAACTATCCGCTGTGAACTCAATTCTGGGTAGCATAGGTCAATCACCAGTAACTACATTAGGACCAACAGATGCTGGTACTGGAGATACAATAAATTATACAAATCCAGAAGTTGCTTTTATTTATAATATTTTAAATGAAGTTAATAAGGATGTACAGAATGAAGGCTGGCATTTCAATACTGAGAATCATGTCAAAACTTCTCCAGATGCTAATGGGAATATAACTCTACCAGCTAATACATTAAGATATGATTTAAGTGATGACTCTCATAATAAAACAGTTGATCTCGTTATACGTGATGGTAAACTATATGATTTAGTAGATCATACTGATGTATTTACAGGGGATCTTTATTTAGATGTAGTGACTTTATATCCATTTACAGACTTACCTAATCCATTCCAAAGATACATTACTTATAGAGCTTCGGTCAGAGCTGCTACCCAATTAGTATCTAATCCACAACTAGTTACATTATTACGTCAACAAGAAGGAATGTCAAGAGCCACTTGTATGGAGTATGAATGCAATCAAGCAAGTCATAGTTATATGGGTTGGCCACATGATACTTATTACAGACCATATAAACCTACATCAGTATTAGCACGATAATGTCAAGTATTACACAAACCGTACCTTCATATAATAATGGGATATCCCAACAGCACGACTCATTGAAATTACCCGGACAAGTTAGTGTTGCTCAAAATGTGTTACCTGACATTACTGAAGGTTTACAAAAACGTCCGGGTTCAAGATTAGTCAGCTCTCTAAGTGATGATGGGACAGCAGCTAATAATTCTACAACTAATGGTAAATGGTTCAGTTATTACCGTGATGAACAGGAGCAATATTTAGGACAAATAGATAGAGATGGTACAGTTAGAATGTGGACTGTTGGAGCCCAGACTGTTGCAAGTATCACATATCCAGCTGGTTCACCTATGGCTGTATATTGGGGAACTGGTACAGCAGCTACTTCTACAACTCTCAAAGCATATCTAGAGCACTCTAAAGATGATGATCTTCAGATGCTTACATTAAACGATTATACTTATGTAACTAATAGAGCAGCATATGAGGATGATGGTACTACCGCTCATACAAAAACTGATGTAGCAATGACTGCTACTGTAGAAGCAGCTAGACCTCCAGAAGCTTATATAGAATTAAAGAAGATATCATACGCAAGTCAATATTCAGTAAATTTATATGACAATACTAATGAAACTTCTATATCTACAGCTACACGTATTAAAGTACAACGTGTAAATGATAGCAGCAATGGATGTGTCTCTGGCGGTGGCTTATCTGGTCTACCAGAAGGTGGGTACTATTGTACTACTGGTGCTTCTAGAGATAGTTATTGTCCTAATGTAGATACACAATTATTCAATGTAGATTATGGGGCTTCTGGAGATACTGCTGATGCTAATGGTCAATCATGGACTTATAGTGGAGCCGTAAATGGTGGTACAGCAAGTGATCGTAAGAACATGTACTTCCGGATAGTTACTATTGGACAGTCAGTACCAGAAGGCGGTAATGCTACCAACCCTGATTACCATTGTCGTTATACTACTACACATGATTTACTATATGGTGGAGAAGGTTGGGTAACTGGAGATTATTTCTATACTTGGATGAAAAATGCTAAGTATAAAATCACAGTTCAAGAACATAGTACTGCTAAGGTTAAAGCTAATTTAGCAGCAGCTAGACCATCGCCAACACCTTATGATAATGAAACTACTATTACTGCTGAAAGTATTTTAGGTGCTCTTGAGACAGAGATCATAGCTGGTGGTACATTTACGGATGCTAATATAACACAGATTGGTAATGGTTTATATGTAACTAGAGCTTCTAATATTGTTAATGGAGTAGAGCAAAATGGATTCAATATATCTACACCTGTATCAGATTTATTAAGTGTATTTACTGATAGCGTAAATAGTATAGATGAACTACCTTCCCAATGTAAGCATGGTTATGTTATTAAAATAGCTAATAGTGTAGAAGATGAAGATGACTGGTATGTTAAGTTCATAGGTAAAGATGGTAAGGACGGATCAGGTGTTTGGGAAGAGTGCCCAAAACCCGGTAGACAAGTAGAGTTCGATGCTAATACAATGCCTATACAGATTGTACGTAAACAAGACGATGGATCTGGTACAGTAACAGGTACAGCTTATAAAATTTACTTTGATGTTAATATTAATGATTGGGAAAAAGCTTTAGTTGGTGATGAGAAGACTAATAGTGAGCCAAGTTTTGTTGGCAAAAAAATTAACAAGATGTTATTCTTTAGAAATAGGTTAGTTCTATTTTCTGATGAAAATGTTATATTATCTCAAGCTGGAGAGTTCTTTAATTTTTGGAACAAAACTGCTTTAACATTTACCAATACTGATCCTATCGATTTAAAATGTAGTTCAGATAAACCTGCTATTATTTGGGATGCTATAGGTGTTAATGCTGGTTTAGTTATGTTTACAAAGACTCAACAGTTTATGTTAACAACTGACAGTGATATACTTAGTCCCAATACAGCTAAAATTAACAACCTTGCTAACTATAATTTCAACTCTCAAACTAATCCAATATCATTAGGAACAACTATTGGGTGGTTAGACAATGCAGGTAAGCATTCAAGATTCTTTGAAATGCAACGTACCATGCGTGAAGGCGAGCCAGAGATAGTAGAACAAAGTAAAATTGTATCCAAATTATTTAATAAAGATCTACGTTATATATCTAACTCTCGAGAGAATGGTATAATATTCTTTAGTGAGGATGGAGCAGATACATTGTATTGTTATAGATATTTCTCAGCTTCAGATAAACGTATACAACAAGCTTGGTTTACTTGGAAACTCCCGGGAGCTATACAGCATCATGCAGTATTAGATGATTCATTGTATATGGTTGTTAGAAATAACTCCAAGGACGCACTGTTAAGATTTGATATAAAATTACATTCAGATTCTCGGACAGTTGTAGATGACCTCGATACTACAGATACATCAGATGATATTACTTATAGATTGCATTTTGATAACAGTGTAAGTATTGCATCTGGATCTTTAACTTATTCAGCTACTACAGGAAAAACTACATTCTCAAAACCTAACGGATTTAATGTAACAACTACAACAACTGACGCAGCCTATAGAAAGTTAGCGGTCTATTGTAATGTTGCAGGAGATCAAGTTGGACGATATGCTGAAGCAACAGTAAATGGGAGTAATATAGAAGTCGTTGGAGACTGGACTGGTCAAGCTTTAGTCTTTGGATATCTTTTCGATTATGAAGTTCAACTTCCTACTATATATGTACAGAAGCAAGAAGGTGATAAGGTTAGATCAGATGTACAAGGATCATTAGTAGTACATAGAGTAAAATTAAACTTAGGTCATTCCGGTTTATATGAAACTTTA